TTGGAGGATAGATTGTATTTGTATCTACACTATAATACTTGAATATAGGTTGAATATTTTCATTTGTACTAAATTCTTGAGACCCAGTTAATTTAACTATAAATCCATAATTTGGAATTGAAGAACTATACCAAGAATTTACTATATAACTTACATCTAATTCAATATCTTTTATATCGCGTAAACCAAATGATTCAGTAACCCGAAAGTTAGATCCTGTATACCAGTTTCCACCCCCAGCATTTGGAGAAGAAAAAGAACTAGTATAAAAATATCCATTATTAGAACCACTTATTGACCAAGAAGATGAACCTGAAATAGAAGGAAAGGTCCAAGAAGCACCATCTTTGGTTTGGGGGGAATCTAAATATTTTCCGGTCCCATTATTCCATTGTTGAGCTAGGGTTAATATTTCTATGGAAGTATCAGCATTTATACCTTGAGCAGTTGCTATAAAATTTTTAAAATATATTTTATAGGGATCACCAGATATTTTACTATTTATAATATCTTGTATTTCTTCAGTATTAAACTGAGTTATAAATCTAGCTACTTTAGGACTGCCATCTATACCTATAGTATTTGAAGTTTCACATATAGCATCTAAACCAGTGTTTATTAAAGGATAGTTAGAATATAAAGTAGTATCCTTTGTAGGAAAAATTTTATAAACAGCCATTTATAATGTTTTATTATAAATATGGTATTATAAAGGAACTACTTTGCCTTTTATATCACTATCAGGATATCTCACTTCAAAAATACTAGGATCTAATGAAGGGTATATCACTTGGTTTTCAGTAGCAGCGAGTATATCATATGCATATTGGGAATAACCTAAGTTAGTTCCTGCTTTATTTGTAATAAAAATATTTTTTACTGTTTGGACTCCTTTAATTTTATCTAATAATATATATAAATCTCTTAAAAATATAGGTTGATTTATTTGCCAATTATTTATGTTAAAATATATTTTTAATTCATTCATACAAGCTAATAATACCTCATTATTATTGTATTCTGGGAGGACTATGATTTCAAAATTTACTCCTATATTAATTATGAAAGCATTTCTTATTTCAATATTATCACCAATCATTCTATATTGAGATAAATAAGTTCTTAAATTATTTTTTAATGTATTATTAGCATAATCTAATTTACCTGTAGAGTTTTGGGATAAAATGTATAAATTTAAAGTTTCAATAGTTGAAACTTGATTATCTGTTATTTTAGGTTTTTCAATGTGAGCTTTAGAAATAGCTCCATAATCAGAAGGCATACTTAAAGCTCTAATTAAATAATCATCAGCTGTTACTGAACGTTTTTGGGAGGCTACTAAAGCTAAAGTGTTTTGTCTAATTTCTTCTATTGTGTCCCCTCCTTTACCCCCAGAAGATGCTTCAGAGTTAGTTGCAGTTAAAGAATTAAATATGTAATTAGATAAAGTTGGATTTAAATTACGAGATGGAAAATAAATTTGGGGTGAGTTTAATGGAGTATTAATACTTAAAGTATTAGCAGGAATATTAGATGATAATCCTCCCCCAGTTAAATATCTTACTGTTAAAGTAGTATTAGAAGGTGCTATCCCGTATGTACCTGTGTATAAAAAATTAACAGGTGAATATGCTGCTGTTAATTTATCTTTTTTAAAAGGTAATCCTAATCCTACATTATTAGGATTTGGAATAATTTGCTCATTTATATCATATGGAGATCCTACTCCAAATTGGATTTGAATATTATTTAATGAAGTAATACGTGAAGAAAATCTTCTAGCAACTTTTTTTAATTTCAATAAATATGGAGTATCTAACTCATTATTTGGATCATTTATATTTGTGTTTTTAACACTATCTAAAACCATTTCTTGTCCTAAATGATCTACTTCATACCATCTGTTTCCATCAGAATCAGTAATATCTAATATTTTTAAAAAATTATCAGCATTAATATTTATTGTACTAAATGGAGTAGGGTCTGTAAAAATAAATGTTTCTGTATTTATGGTAGCTGAAATTGCTTTTCTAGATTTTTTTAAAAGATAATATTGTGGATTTGCACCTGACACTTGATAAACTGAAACTAGTGTTGGGTCTTGGGAACTAGATAAAGAAAAATCAATACTTTCCTCACATAAAAACTGGTTTCCATTTTGAGAAGATAATATAATATTTTCTTTTAAAGCTATAGTATAATCATAATCAGGAATATAAGTTGAGCCTGAGAGTTTAGAGGGGATTTGTTGGTAAAAATCTATGGTGGTTTGGGAAGCAACAGAATTTTTAGGCTTATAATTAAACATATATGCTAAATCATATATATTATTAGTTTGTTGAGAATACTGTAAAAATGTTTCTTGAAATTGGTTATCAAGATAAAAACTTAAAATATCCCCAACATATGCTACTTGTTCCATAAACATCATACCAGGGGAGGCAGGAGAAAAATCTGTATATGTGTTAGGGAAATAGACTTTTGAGTATTCTATTAATCGTTGTCTTAGATCTGGAAAACTGCGATTTAAATATTTTATATCTCTATTAACAAGGGCCATTTTATAATTCTATTTCTAAATTATCTGTTATATTAGTATTTTTTACTGTGTATTTTAATTGGATATTCAATGTATTAAAATCATCATTACGTAGTATATTTAATGATAAAATATTAATATAAGGAAAAAAATCTTTAATTTGATTTTCAATTCTATTTTCTAATTTAAATAAATTATCTTCAGATATTTGTTCAAATATAAAAGCTCGCAACCCTCCCCCAAAATTAGAATTTAAATATTTTTCTCCAGGATTAGTAAGAAAATAATTTATTAAATTATTTTTAATTGCATCTTTAGTAGTAAAATTAGATTTAAAAACCGCAGGGCCATTTAATGGTAAATTTATTCCGACAGCAATGTTAGAATTTAAATCAACTGGGTCTATTTGTTGGGGATTAAAAGGCATTACTTAGTATTTAATAAACTCATAATTTGTTCCATTCCTACCTCACCATTACCTAAATTACCATTTATAGGATCAGATACTTGAGGCCTAAATGATTGTTGTATATCTTTTGAAGTAAAACTTAAAGCAGTTTCTCCTAATACATCTTTGTACTTTTGTCTTAAATCCATTGTTGGTTGAATAAATGAGGGTTTTGGGGTTTCTACAGGATGAATAGATTCTTTAACAATTGTTTTTGGTGAACGAACTGCCTCTAAAAGAATTTCTTTTAGTTCTTCTTGAATTACTTCTCGTACTGCTTCTTTAATTAATTTTTTAAGTTCTATTGTTTTCATATGTTTATAAATATAAAATTATTCTGCTTTTAAATCATTTTGTTGTATGTAAAATACTAGTTCATCTATTAATATTTGATCAATTGATGAAAATGACCACTCTCCTTTTAACATTACTACCCCTTGTTTATTTCTAGCTGTAGCTCTCCTGCGTTTTAAAGAATTAGTGGTAGGTTCATTTTCAATACCCATTTCAAATCCATTTACATTTGTAATTACTGGGGATAACTGTTGGGATTGTTGTTGGGTTAATACTAATAAATTATTTAAAAGTTGTTCTGAGTTATTAGAAAGATTAGAGGGGGGAGAATTGGATAAGAAGCTTTGGAGAAACATATCAAGTAAATATATATATTGCATTAGATTAAAAAGGGCCTTATTAATTAATTTAAAATCAGATGCTATACTTTTATTAAAAAGTTCTAGAGCGTCTATTTTTTTTTTAATTTTTTCTTTATTATCTTGAAACCACAATATAAATTTTACACTTATACCGGGTACATTAGGAGCACCTGTTGATGAGGGGATTGCAGTCTGGTTTTCAATTATAGTATATGCGTTTTTTAATCCAGTTACAAATTGTGTAGAATAATTAATATACTTATTAAATTTGGTTAATTGTTTTTCAATAGTATTTAGTGATAAAACTAATTGATTTTTTACCTCAATTGTTCTATCTAAATCTTTTTTTGGAATAGAAAAATCTATTTTAGATTTTATGGAATCAATTACGGTTATAATTTGTGCAACTTGGTCTTCTGGTGATGAGGATTTGAAACTTTTTATTTTTACTTTATATTTTTCTTTTTGTTCCTTTATTTTTTCTTTTTGTTCATCTAGTTTTTCTTTATATTTTTCTTTTTGTTCATCTATTTTTTCTTTATATTTTTCTTTTTGTTCATCTATTTTTTCTTTATTTATTTTTTTTTGTTCATCTGTTTTTCCTTTATTTTTTTCTTTATATTCATCTATCATTTGCTTAAGTGATTTATCTGAATTTTTAGATAACATAGATGTAATTTTAGATATAATAAAAGATGGTATTCCAAATTTAGCAAGTTGATTAATAATTAGTGGGATAAGTTTAGTATTTAAATTTTGAAGAGCACTAGTTATTTGTTTTTTAAAAAGAAATTCAGGAGTTTGATCAAAATTATTAAGAAATGATATTTGATCTGGAGTTAGTTGGGAGGATAAAATTTGGGTGAATCCAAAATCTTTAGAAATTTCAAGTAGTGGAATAATTCCTAATTGTTCTTTTATAGTACCATCTCCTTTATATGGAATTATTTCTTTAGTTTCATATCCAGGAGCTGAAATTATTAGTTGGGGAGGAATTTCAGGGTCTAGGGGAGGAACTGAGATTTTTGTTATGGGTAGAGGTGTCAAAGAAAGAATTTCTCTTGGTTCTTGTGAATTTAAATATGATTCATATTCTATTTTACCTCCGCCATTATAAGATTTTATAAAATAACTATTGTTCGGATTAGTAGAAGTTGCGTCTAAATCATACTTGCTTTTTTTACCCCATTTTTTAGATAGTTCATCTGTGCTGTTTGCCCAAGTACGATAAGCGACAGCTAAATCCTTATTAGATATTTGAGGAATTGGGGGTTGAATTTGAGCTCCTTGAATTGGTTGGTTTGTATTAGCATCTATTAGTGTAACTGTGGCTACTTGAGGAGTTGTTTGTGAAAATGGGGGATAATTGTTTGGATTAGTATAATGACCAAATATTTGTCTTATATTCATCCCTTTTGATTTTGATGATGACCATTGAAAATCAAAAACTCTTTTACTTTCAAATCTATCATCATTTAGTTCATCTGGGAGTTTTTTGATTTTTCTATCATATTGTTTATCTGGGGAATTTTTGTGAGTAGAATCAACACCAACATATGATAATGATCCTGCTCCTCCTCTACTGGTTAATCCAACATATGCTTTACCATCTGTACTTTCTCCAATTAAAACTTCCCATTCTACTACTATTCTACTTTTATTTATTAAATAAGAATCATCAATTTTTACGTTTATAGATAGTATTGCTGGGTTTTTTTTGTAGGTTTTATAAAAATATTTTAGGACTTTATTTACTTTAGTATCCATTCCCCCCACCACAACACCTCCACGGCTTTGAAAAGTATGGGCTCCATCATAATCTCCTTTCTCTACATTATAAGAATCTGAAACTAGTACTTGGAAATTATTAAGATATTCTATTTTTTCTGCCATATTAAATAGTTTTTACAAAATTAGATTTAATACTATCTAATTGAGCTAAAGTTTTATTTAAATTAATATAAGCAGAAGAAGCTACCCCAAATATATTAGGATCTACCTTAAATAATAACGGGGATTGTAATTTAAGAGAAATATTAATAAGTTCTTTGATTATTATTTCTAGTACTTGAGTTGTTTGATCTCCTAGTAAAATTGGTTCTTTTGCATCTTTAGATCCTAATCTAATATCAGGCCCATTAATATAAATATATTCTTCTGCTTCTAAATTAATACTTTTATTTGAAGATAATCCTACTGAGTTTTCTCCACTTATTAAAATACTATCAGATTTTGCATTTAATATTATTCTATCTGAATTTAGAATTATTTGGGGAGAAAGAAATAGGGGTGGAATAAGAGGTTTATTTTCTTCAGTATATGAATTAAAATGTTGATGTACTATACTAAATGGAATTTTTTGATATGAAGTTAAATAAATTGAAGATAAATCTTTATTTAAGTCCTCAGTTATAGGAATCCATCCTCTATCATCTTTTAGTTTTTCAGGTTGACCATTTCTAATAATTAAAATTGGATCCCCATTATTTCCAGATTCAGACCAATTGTTTTTCTTTTCACTTTGTGATTTTGCAGTACTACCAAAACGAATACTTTGCCCATATCTTCCTTCCATTAATGAATCACCCATAAAAGGCATTAATGGTTTTATATTTTCTTTTTCAACAAAGGTATTTTGAGATGAATTAGAAGGACTATTTAATTCAATAGTATTATCTATTCCATCATTTACAGGAGGTGGGGAAACTAATAAGGGATTATTCCCTTTATTTTTTTTTCTAATCCTATCAAAAATACTAGGATAAGCATCATGGTGAGGATGATTCCAAACCCCTAAAGGTTTTAAATAAAAATATGATTCACTACTAGTTTGTTTACCTATGTTTTTATTAGGTAAACTTATAAGTAAAACTATTTCATTTACTAAAGGATATGTTTTTAATTGTGAATCATAAGGTAATGCATAATTTACATTTAAATTAGTTCCTGATTTATTTACTAATTCAAAATAAACCGCTCCTATACCACTCCACTGGCCAACATCTAAAAAATTTTTATGATTTTCATCTAAAACTATATCTGTTACACGAGCAGCAACTATTTTTCCTTGTAAATTTTTTAAGTGAATAGTTAACTCAGAACTATTTTTTGTTTCCGCAGTATTAGAAGTAAAAGTCGATTGACCTGCACCCGGTTTATATCTACTTCCCATTATTATTTAGAATTAAACTTTTGAACCTCGCTCAGTAATTGTTGTTTTTCTTCTTCAGTCATGCCAAAATTTTCATCTTCAGATTTTCCAGAAGCTAGAGCACGTTGAACAATAGTAGCCATTTTAACTAATTGTTCATCATTTTTAATACCTAATTCCATATATTCCTTTATTAAAGGAACTATTAAAGTAGCATCACCGATGTCATTAATTAATGGTTTTAATTCACCTATTAAAGCTGTGATTTGGGCTTCTTTTTTCTTTTGATTATCGTAAATTTCTTTTAGAAGATCAGAAAACTTTTTTTTACCAAAAATATTTGAATCTAAATTACTCATAGTATTATTTTGAATATAAATATAAATAATTATAAATTTTGAAATTCTATATATCCCTGATCTAAGTAGAATAAATAATTTTTCTTAAATATATTATGTAATATGTTTGCTATTTTAGTAATTTTAGGAGTTTTAGCATCTGGGATCATTTCATGAATATAGATATAAAGGGCTTTTTTATTGAATATATCTATTTGGTCTCTTTTTCTAAATAATTCTATAATAGCATCTGCTATTTTAGCATCATATTCTTTTGGAAAAATATCATATATGTTAAAACTTATATGTTCAATATACTTATCCATAAAATTAGAAAGGCGTTCATTTGGATCAAAAGATTCTAATGTATATGAATGAGAGTTATCTTTTGATAATTCATCTACTGAGGTTTTATTAATTTTATTTTTATAATTTTTTTCGTTATATAATATACACCATCGTTTTACAATGGTTCCAAAATAAGAATATGCTTTAGCTCCATTATTAGGATTAAATAAATGAATTTTAGAAAGTAAAAAAACTATAATTTCATGTTGTAGATGTTCTAAATTTTCTACCTCAGTATTATAAAATTTAAAAGTATGGATTATATTTTGAGTTAATTTAAAAAAAGCATAATGTATTTTTTCTTCATATATTTTGCTTCGTAAAGATGGATTAGTTGTATTATTATATAATACAATTGCATCTTCAGTTTCTTGAGTAAAATAATTTTTACTTTTAGCTTTTTTTGGCACTTTTTTAATTGAATTTTCTAAGATTAAATTCATTAAGTATATTTTGAATTTCTGTTATTGACTTAAATATAGCACCAACATCATCATCTTTTTCAAATATACCAGCACGATCTATCTCTTTAAGTTTTTTTTCCGAAATTTCAATTGTGCGAGATAATTTATCTAGATAATCTAAATAACCCACTAAAATATCTTCTGATTTTTCTTGTTTTTTCATCAAATTAAAAGTCGTAAATCCTAAAATTACGACTATCATTGATAAAATACAAATAACAATTATTAATCCTGTCATATGCTATCTAATAAATTTTTTAAATTATCACTTTTAAATGAACCTAAAGCTTTTTCTTTAATCGACATTTTTTTAGATGTGTTTGGTTTTGTCCCTAATGTAAAATTTTCTTTTTTTATATCCACGGATTTTTTACCTTCTTTTAATTTAGGTAACCATTCACGTTCAAATTCAATGCGTGCCGCCATTAAATCAGCCTGGTGTAATATATAAGGTAATGAAGTACGGGGTTTTTGTTCTGGCATATAAGTAGCAAGGTATTTTTTATTTGCTTCATCATATAAACCATCGTGGGTTTGAATAGCAATCATTTCATTAAATGTATACTGGATACCATGTGATTGGAGTAAAAATAAACCTCTATCTGGAATTGAAGCAAATGGGACTTTAGTATTAAACATATAATCCTCACCTAATTTATCTTTACGCCATTGGTCAGTCTGGGGAATATATGAATCTTCTACTTCATCACCCATTTTACCTAAATCATGATTCAATACTGAAAATATAAGTTCCTCCATAGTAAAGGTAGACATGTCACATCCTTCTTCTTCCCATAAATTATATTGCTTTTTAGCACATCTAATAACGCGCAAAACATGTTCAACATACCCACCTGGAAAAGCATTGTGGTATTCTTTTTTATGTGCAGCTGGCATTAACATTAAACGCTCAGCATATTGTTCATAAAATTCTAGAAGTTTTTCCCTACGTGGAGAAGATATTTCATTGGAGATAACAAGTATTAGGTCATTCCAATTTTTTTGGATTTGTTCGGCTGTTAGATTCATAACTTTTATTTATTTATTGATTTTCTCTTTCTATAATGGATTGGGTATCGTCTCTTAATTCGAGAATTTCGTTTAATATTTCACGAGCTGCTTCTACATTTCTTTCATTTAAAGCATTTCTCATTCGTTTTAATTTTCCCTCCATAGACTCCAAGCGTCTTAATACTAATTCTTTATATTTCATTTTATTATATTGTTTATTATTTTTTATAACTTTATATTATTTCAATAATTTAATATTAAAATATAATTAAAGGTAATAACTTTTTTTTAGGGAATCAAGTTTCTTTTAAAGAAACTTTAAGAATTTCTTTTTCTATAAACTTTTGAATTTTTATTAAAAAGGCACACTTTTCAAATTCTTCAATATTTTCAAAATATTTTATACTTAATTTTAAACAGACCAAAAAATCAGAATTAGCACTATTTTGTAATGCTTCTTTCCAATCTTTTCTCTTTGTATTACATTCACTAATCCAATACCAAGCCCTATTAAACATCATAAAATCCCCAGCTTCACCAATACCCAATACATCTAAATCTTTATCAGATTTACTAAAAAATCCTACTATTTGTTTTTTAAAATTTGTTCCATTTAGAATCATTTTAGTAAACATTCCAATTTTGAAAAAAGGAGTTTCTTTAAAATCTTCTATTTTTTTTCTAGTGATTTTATCTTCTTCATTTTCTTCAGAAAATCCAAACAATGCAAATATGTTTCCTATTCTCATATCTCTATATGTATATACAATTTTCCAACAGAATATACGTGTTAATTCGTTGATTTTAATGTTTTAATTTTTAAATCTAAATCATTAATTTTACTCTCTAAATAAGCTATAGATTTTTTTAATTCATCATAAGCCTTAATTGGATTAATAAAATCAGGATTACCGGGATGATATTTCCACATTTCATCCAACACATCACAATTATTAATTAATTGATTTTGAAGTAAAATCATTTTATTTTCTAAATCTTGTAGTTCCATATCTACAATTTGTTCATACATATTTTGTTCCTATTTGTTCTATAATTTGTTTAGCTTCCTTTAATGATACCCTAAAAAATTCTCTTTGAGGATTAACTCTTTGTTTTTTAAAATACTTATGAACTTCCTGTTCTATACGCTCACCTTTAAAACATTTAAATGCCCATTCAACCTCAAAACCCACAGGAACTCCTGTTCCACGAGACACTTGAGTTGCCCTATCAAAAGGATCTTTTTTAGTATAACCTATCTTAACCATATCAGGAATCGCGGGATTTGACAAAATATAAACCCATTCATCACCTTCTCGGCCTACAAATAGACCTCGCTTTTTACCCGTGTAATATGTTATTTTATCCCAACCATCTTGTTGTTCTTGAACCGTAAAATATGTAGGTGGATTATTTGAATAATCTTCAGAACAAGGAATAAATTTTTTAGCTTCTTCATGTGTAATTCGTTCCATTATAACCTTTATTTTTATTTAAAATCTAGCTTTAGCACCCGAACCCTTATACCAAGGTAATCCTTCTCTTTCTTTACATAAATCTTTCCATTTTGCCTCCGTATATTTAATTCCATTTAAATAATACTCACGTTTCCTTGCATTCCCTTCAGGAATTAAAGCAGGTCCTTCCCAATTATGTAATTTCCCATCAAATGTATACATTATAGTACCATCTGTTTTGGTTAATTTTCTTGATTTTTGGTATTTACTATTTTCCATTTTTTCCATAAATTAATTCGATAAAAAATTTTTCTAATTCAAATGGTTCAGAATATTTATATATTTTATAACATGTAAAAATACATCCTAAAATTACCATTATAGATACACCATTAAATGGAATAAAACCCATTATTGTTAAAATAATATCTGCAATGCCTAGGACAACAAACAATAAAAAAGCAATTTCGTGCTTACGAATCTCACGATTTAATTTTTTTAATCTCTCTTGAGCTTCTTGTTGGCTCATATTTTCCAAATTTTCTAACATAACCTTTATTTTAATTGATTTATACCCTGAATATACAAATAAAAAATTGGTTAGCCAAGGACTTTTTAACTTATAGTTAAAGAATACATTCCTGTTCCTTTTAAATAATAAGTTGTTCCCGTAACTGCGGAAGTTGGGGTAAAAGTAAAAGATGAATTTCCTGGTTGGACTACAATACTTGCAATATATGATGAAGTTACTAGACCCATAGATTCTGAGGTTGAATATGTTCCTCTAAAATTAGTGGCTGAACCTGAATCAAAAAAACCATTATAGTTTGGAATGGTTTCCATAGTAAAATAAGAAGATGCACTTGGATTGGTAAAAACAAAAGTTTTTAAACCCGAAAGATTTTCTCCAATTGAGCCTGTTCCTTGAAGTTGTAGATAAGTGTAAGATGCCATTTATCGTTTTGTGATAAATATTTCAAAAAAACTAATTATAGCGGTAATTGTTAAAGATAAGATTCCTAAGGGTAAATATATTAGTTTACTTAACATTATGCAAACATTAAAAATCCTATGGCTATACCTGCAGATATACCTATAATAGTGCCTGTAAGGTATTTTGTATCGTTAATTTTTTCTTCCATTTCTTTGGCTTGTTCAAAAATTTGGGTTTCTGATAATTCACAAGTTCCATTAACAATTTTAATTATTTGGTCTTGAAACCATTCTACTGCTGATTTTTTCATATTTTATGTTTATTTAGAATATACGTATATCTTTTATCAATGGCAAAGATCTTTTAAAAAGAAGAATTTTGATTTTTGTGGGTTTTTATTCCTTTGGCTTATTTGAAAATTGTGGGTGTGATGTGGGGAGATATATAGTTATATACAATGTCGATGGGTAAAGATCGTGTTCGAGTTGTGAAGTGGTCTAAGCACCGTTCCTCCCCACCCCGTCATATATTGACAACGGCGCGCGTGGGGATGTATAACCATATTATTACTATATCACTACCATATATATACCGCCGTACCACACCAAATCTACCACCTTTATATCTTAGGCCTTATACCTCATACCTT